TGGAAGTCCTTTCCACTATGGCAGACTGTTATTCTCTTACCAACCTTACGCAGATTATAATTCCGCCCTTGTGAATCTACTCTCAGACGTTTCGATTAATCCGGTTTTGAGACCTCATTTGTTGTGTTACCTCTCTCAATCTAAGGAGAGATGGTATATGGACGTTAGGGATAATCAACCAGTAGAAATAACTATTCCTTTCATATCTTACAAGCCCGCCTTTAAGTTGTATAACACCTCAGCTGTGAACACTGCGGTGGGATCATCTACTCCTTATGAGGACTTTGCAGAAGCTGGCAGGTTGTATGTTTATAGTCTGAATCAAATTTCAGCTGTGTCGACGTCTCCCTCTGATGTTTCCATGCAGATTTATGCGTGGTTTTGTGATGTTGAATTGGGATGCCCTACTGCGACTCAGTTAGCCATTAGTACGGAATCTGGAACCGTCTCCAAGGATGAAAGGAAGGTTGGCCCGGTAGAAGTCATCTCATCTAAAATAGCACAGGCAAGTGACATGTTAACAAAAGTTCCTGTCATAGGTAAAGTGGCTAAGATATCTAGTGTCGCTTTTGGTGCTATCTCAAAAGTATCTTCAGTTTTTGGATGGTCACGACCTTCAATTATAACTGAACCGTCGTTTGTCAAAAACAATGGTTATACCAATGGAGCTCATTCTATAGGCAGCGATACCGCTTTTCGAATCACTTTTGACCCTGAACAAGAGGTTAGCGTTGACCCCAGTTTATTCGGAGACAGCTCCGACGAGATGTTTTTAAATTACATAACCAATGTGGAATCTTATATAGATACTTTTACTTGGTCACCTTCAGATGGAATCATGACCAATAATATATGGTTTACCAGCGTTATGCCTCAAGATGGCATCCGCACTGTTACCACCATTCTAGGACGACACTATTTTCAGCCTACAGCTTTATGCTTTGCAGCACAACCGTTCTCGTACTGGAGAGGAGATATAATATACCGCTTTGACTTTGTGTGCTCCGCATATCACAGAGGTAAAGTAGCAATAGTCTTTGAGCCAAATGGTTCGCAGTATTCTTTGATTAATGCTGACACAGAGTTTAACAAACAATATATGTTGGTGGTTGATTTACAGGAGACACAATCTATTGAAGTATGTGTTCGGTGGAATTCGTATAGGTCTTGGTTACAAACACGTGAACTTGCTTTTACTAATCCTCGGTTAACCGCTCCTACTAATGTTGACTATTGGGCGTATAGTAACGGTTACATTGCAGTAATGCCGTTTACTGAACTTCAATCTCCTGATGATTCCTCAATTCAGGTTAATGTGTTCACACGATCCGAAAACATCAAGTTTAATGCGCTTCGTGGAAATGAGTATCCTGCAGAACGTATTACCTTGGAGAGTGGACAGGTGACAGGTACTGGATCTAAAGTGGAACCTAAAGGGGTCTCTTGCGTAGAGTTGGCTCCTTCCTCTGCTGACATGTCCGCTATATCTCATCATTATTTTGGTGAGCAACCAGCCTCGTTTAGATCACTACTCAAGAGGTATTCCCCAGTAAGTTATTATGGTGGGAGTGGTCTAACCCCACAGACTCCTGGCAGCGTGTCTATAACTTTTCCCATATTACCTGGTATAAGACCCTCTTACGGGTCGTCTACTTCTGGTCCCCTGAGTTTATTTTCTTATCTGAGGTATGCTTATTTGGCCTACAAAGGGGGCCTAAAACGCAGGATTATATTGCACTGTGATGGAAGTGATAATGTTTATAATTTGGTTCGAGTTCATCTCGATAATAGCACCGATACCACATCATCACCGGCAATATCTGTTAGCTCTTCTGGTGTAGAGAGTTTAAATCAGGGCTTAGTCACTTACGTTCCCCATTCTAATGGAGGGATAGAGGTAGAATTGCCCTTCTATTCCAATAATTTATTTGGATTTTCTTCTTTGGATACTGGAGTGTCTTCGGGCACTTCCTTAGGACAGATGTGGCAGTCTGTATTCAGGAACTATTCTGTTAGTTTCGATTTTGCAACAACGCCTACTGAAGTTCATTTCCTTGAAGACTTAGCTATAGGCGAAGATTTTTCATTCTTTCGTTTTATAGGTGCCCCATATTACACCG